ATTCTACGATTAGCAACCCATTCAACATACTGTTGTAACAGTTTGTCATTCAGACCAATCATAGATCCATCTTTGAACAGATACTCTGCCCAAAGTTTTTCTTGATTAACACAATTTTCAAAGGTGCTAATCAACCACTGCTGCTCTTCTTTGAAGATTGCTGCCATCTCAGGATCATCACCATTCTTCCATTTGTTCAGAATGTTCTGAGTAATGGCAAGATGCTGATTCTCATCGCGAGCAATCAAGGAAATGATTTTGGCACTTCCTTCCATAAGTTTGAGTTCGCCAAACGCAAAGCTGCAAGCAAAGGATACGTAGAAGCGAATACCTTCAAGAATATTAACGTTTGCAACTGCTCTGAAGAGTTTGCGCTTGAGTTCATACCTTGATTCTAATGCGTAGGGGACATCTTCTAATGCGTGCTTCCAGTCGCTACTGTTATCCCATTGATGGGCAGCATTGATAAAGTCATTATATGCCTCAGTAACACTGGCGGCACGTTCTAGGATACGATCATCCGTCAAGATGTGGTCAAACACATCTGAAGGGTCTGCATAGACATTCTTGATGATGTGCGTGTAGGAGCGACTGTGGATCATTTCCATGAATCCCCAGACCTCCATACATGCTTCTAACTCAGGTAATGAGCAGTATGGGATAAAAGCCATCCCAGGACCACGCCCTTGTACAGAATCCAGCATGATCTGGTATTTAAGATTGCTGGTAAAAATGTGCTTTTGCTCAGGGCGTAATGTCTGATAGTCACTGCGATCCTTTTGTAAGGAGACCTCCTCAGGTCTCCAAAAATAACCAAGTTGTTGCGTCGTCAGTTTATCAAAAACTGGATACTTGTAAGAGTCATATCTTTGAATACCCAGAGGTTTTCCAAAGAACATGGGTTGTTTTTTGGTGTCAACTACTTCAGAGTTGAACACCGTCATGGAATCTACCACTGGTTTTTTACTCTCGCTGTTTGTCTTAAATCTTACAAGACTCACACTCTTCCTCCTCTGCGTTTTCTAGTTGAGCAATTAGATTCTCAAGACTTTCTTTATCGGTTTCGTCAACCTCATCAGTCTTGAAGTCGTATGTGTTCTGATAATAAGAAGTCTTCCAACCGTATTTGTATGTAGTCAGAAGGTCCTGTGCCATCACTGAAATTGGAACTTCATTATCTGGATACTGAAGTGGATTATAACTCCAGTTGCCGCTGATTGCTTGGTCAAAGAACTTCTGCATTACAGCAACAATATTAATATAACCACGATTGGAGCCCATATCCCAGAGGAGCGTATAATTGTTTTTAAGAGTTGCATATTGAGGAACAATCTGTTTGAGTGGTCCTTTTTTGCTCTTCTTAATGGACAAATACCCTCTAGGTGGTTCGATTCCATTTGTTGCGTTTGACACAACGGAACTGCTCTCTGATGGCATCTGAGCAGACAATGTTGAGTTCCGTACTCCGTGCTTTTTGACCCGAAGTCTAAGATCCTCCCAATCATAGTGAAGCTCATTGGGAACTATTTCATCCACATCATGTTTATATGTATCAATCGGAAGAATTCCGTTGCCATACTTTGTTCGGCTACTATACTCACATGCACCTTTCTCTTCGGCAAGGTCCACTGTAGCAGAAATCAAGTAATATTGGAAGGCTTCAGTGAGATTATGAACCAGTTGCCATGCCCCAGGATCGTTGTAATCATGTCCGTGCTTAGCAAGATAATGTGCCAGACCAATGAACCCGATTCCAAGCGATCTACGTGCCTTTGTGGCAATCTCAGCAGCGTTGATGGGGTAGTTCTGGAAGTCAATCAATTCGTCCAAGGAACGAACAGCAAGATCACAGAGAACTTTCAGATCATCAAGGTCGCGAATCTTACCAACATTGACAGCACTCAGAATACAAAGAGCAATCTCACCATTTGGATCGTCAATGTGCTCAAGAGGTTTGGTAGGTAGAGTGATCTCCTGACAGAGATTACTCATTTCAACCTTGTCCAAGAACGAAGAGTGAGAGTTACAGTGGTCAATGTTCATGATGTAGAGACGACCAGTCTCAGCACGTTCCTTCAGGATGTCAAGGAAGAGTTCTTGAGCGCCGATAGTTTTGCGCGGAACAGATCCATCAGATTCATAACTTGTATAGAGATCATCAAACGATTCAGTGCCAAAAGCATCATACAAACCTGGAACATCGTGAGGGCTGAAGAGACTGATTTCTTCATTCTTGATAAAACGTTCGTAGAACAGTTTAGAGATCTGGATGCTGTAGTCCAACTTTCGGACACGGTTATCTTCTGTCCCTTTATTGTTTTTAAGTACAATGATATCCTCTATTTCTTGATGCCAAATGGGAAAATGGACTGTCGCGCTTCCACCTCTGATGCCGTTTTGAGTACAGCATCGGACAGTTGCCTCAAACTTTTTGAGAAATGGGACGACGCCTGTGTGTTGTACTTCTCCGCCTCTGATTTTAGCGTTGATGCCACGGATGCGACCCGCGTTGATGCCGATTCCCGCCCTTTGTGCAACGTATCTGCCAATAGCCATATCGCTAGTAAAGATACTATCGAGGGAGTCATCAACATCAACAAGAACACAGCTAGCGTATTGTCGAAGTGGAGTTCGCACTCCTGCCATGATAGGTGTGGGAATGTTGATTTTGTGTCTGGAGATTGCGTCATAGTACTTCTTTACGTAATCAAGACGTGTAGATTTTGGATACTTAGAAAATATAGTTGCAGCGATCAAAAGATACATGAACTGAGGGGTCTCATACTGTGCCCCAGTGCTGCGATCCTGAACCAGATACTTGTCAACCACCTGGCGCAGACCAGCGTAGGTGAAAAGCATATCACGATCATGATCAATGAAAGACTCAAGTTTCTCAAACTCTTCATCTGAGTAAAGATTGAGAATTTCAGGATCATAGACGCCCTTCTCCACACAACGCTCTACGTGCGCCTTGATGGTGGGGAACTCGTGCATACGACCATACAGTTGCTTGCGGAGCGCAAACAGCAGCAGACGCGCTGCTACGAACTGATAGTTGGGATGGTCAAGGTCAATCAAATCACTAGCAGAGCGGATAAGAATCTCTTGAATCTCATCCGTGGTGATGCCATCATAAAACTGAATACCAGATTGAATCTCAACCTGAGAGGCGGAGACGCCTGCCAGGTCTTTACATGCTTGCTCCACCATGACATGGAGTTTGTTCAAATCAAGAGGTTCCGTGTTGCCGTTTCTCTTTACAACTTTGGTGCCGTTGCTCATACTTTTTTCCAACTGTTAAATTTAACTTTTGCTTCTAAACCAGAATATGTATTTGATTTTATCATAGACACAACGTCATGTCCAGCGAGAACCATATCGTTGATGTCCTTTTGCTCTAAACCGCTTGGCCAAATAACTACCGACTCTCCAAGATTAATGGTCTTGTTGATTCGGTTGACAATTTCTCTATTGCGGGGTTCATTATCGTAAATCCACACGCGGTTGCTAATCCCCCAATGATCAACATCAGCATCAGCTCCGCACATAGCAATCGCGTTGCGAATGAATGTGCTGTCGAATGGTCCTTCTGTAATGTAGACTGGAGCATCTCTTCTGATGTTATCCAATCCGTAGATTTTTGGTGCGTCATCATCAAGCATCACGGTGATATATTTAACAGAGTTAGGAACTAGACTTCTACCCTGAAACCCGATAAGATCCTTGTCTTGATTATACATTGGTATAATAATACGCGGTTCATCTCTACCAATAGTGTCAAAGGTTTGTTTTTTGGTATTCGTCCACCGTTTGAAACTGTCAGTGAAATAAAACTTTTCTGGATTTAGTTTACGTTTCTCCAAATATCTTTTGGCATCAGGATCCTCAGATGCTTTGGGTAAATCTAACTTTGATTTGAATACTGGTTTCTTGAAGGTGAACGTAGGTTCTTCAACTACAAAGTTTCTCCCCGTATGCCCTTCCTTAAACTTCTCAAGCGTGTACTGCTTGTGGAGCGTAGTATCAATCGTCTTTAAAAAATTATTCAAAGACATACTAGCACCACAGTTATGGCACTTGAAGTTAGTATTATTTTTGACCTGGTAGATGTATCCCCGTGCCTTGTTTTTGTGCTTTTGAGAGTCGCCACAGATGGGACAACGAAAGTTGTAAAGGTCACTCTTGACCCTCTTGAACTTTTGTAGACGTGACGAAACTAATCCAATATACTTGGAATCAATCAGATCCATTACAACAGGTCACTTCTGTCCCTGTATTATAACCTGCTGTGATTCGGGAGTCAAGAAAATAGGTGCCAATCTGCTACCTGCACCAATCAGAAGTGCTCCAACAATCAAAACACCACCAATCTGCCATCTAAACTTAGAGAATGATTTTATTTCTTCCTGTATCTTATCAATTCTACCATGAATGATCCTATGGTTCTTCTCTTCATTATCCTTGATTTCATCAATCATCTTGATGATGAGTTCATCGCTTTTGATACTTTGCTCAATCCTTTCATCATGCTTGGCAAGGATTTGAGCGATTCTTGTGTTTCCTTCTGATATCTTATCAACAGCAGTTTCTAACTTCGTCAACATCTCCCTGGAGAGTTCCTCGTAGATATCTAACTTCGTTTCTAACTGAGCAACTTTTGAATCGGAAAACATTAGACTTTACCAGTGCTCCAACGCTTCCTTAGACCTAGCATTATTCCTCTGCCAAGGACCGGTGGTTTTTTCTTTCTTCTTACCGGAGGATCATCCCCTGCCTCAACGGAACCAGCAATTGCGCCAGCACCCATGGTCATCATTTCATCCAGTTTATGACGCCTGACGGTCTCAATAACTCTATCAATTTTCATAGATTTTTGAGTTCTGCTAAACAGTTGTAATCTGGTTCTATATCACTAATGGATGTTCTTGGATATTCAGGCAACCTATTCAAGAACATAAGAAAACTCTTGATAGATGGCCAAAGGTCCTCATCCAAGTTGTAGAACAACAAGGGGACCGCTGCATCATTGAATACATTGAATAATATAATAAGGTGATTGAGAATAAGGTGAACTTTGAGTTCACCGTTATTCTTATATCTCTTCAACAAACGCTTGACATATCTGATACGCTTCAAGTCCGACTCAAAGTCGTCTCGTGTAACTGACTGTGGGTTATCGTAGAATTTTATAGCAAAGAGCAAATAATTACTCTCATTCAATTCATCAAATCTCATATATTAACCCATGTTATCAGCTATCGGGATAGATGGCATCCTCAGCGTCTCTACCGCCAGCAGCATCAGTAATTTCGCTCATGGCAACTAAGGTCTCAGTCTTAACTCTGAGAGTACCGTGAGTATCAACATATGTAGTAACTCCAACCCAACCAGCGTGAGGGGCAGCGTACTTAGAACCAGTTGCCGCTCTAGCGACACCTTGCTCAGTTGTATCTACACCGAATACACCAGAGAATCTGTTTGACTTAACGTCAGGTGCACCGTACTGATTATCAGTTATAGCACTGATAGGAGATCTGGTGATGAAGTAGGAAGTTCCACCAACAACGTTAGCAGTAGCACCATCTTTGATGATGTTGTCTACGTGTGCCAGAGTCAGAGATGTATTGCTTGCAACGGATTGAACAATTGCTCTACCGTAAGTAGCGCCAGCACCGACTACAATCACATCGCCTTGCTCTGCGGCATAACCACTAGTAGAGAAGGTTGTACCAGAACCAGTAACGACACCAGTGCTTAAGTTAATGGCGACCGTGCCTTTGTTTCCAACAAGATCTTCTTTGCCCCAAAGAGCCATGTTTCCTTACCTATGTAATTCGTATATTGATATTTATAAAATTATTCAGCTTCTCTCGCTGCGATTGCCTTAGTGACAACCTCAAGAAGTTGATCGTCCATGTCAGTCTTAGTCAGCTTAACTGCTTTAGACAGAATAACAAGACAGATCTCAACCAGTTTCTCACCAAGTTCTTCATTTTCCGGAATCTGTGAGACGGCATCTCTGATTATTTTTGATGCGAGTGGAAGGAGAAATGCTAACATTGCCTTAGAGCATACGTTACTCTATATAGCAAGTTAACTATTATTTCACATTCTTCTTAATTTTTTCCTGTTGCTGGTCCTTTGTTACAGTTGATCTTGGAGTTCTATTAATTTTTACACCTAGACTTTCCAAACCACCTTGAGCTGCTTTGGTTACTTTGTCAACTGTGTCTTGTAGACCTTCATCAACTTTTTGAGTCTCTACAATCTGCTTGAAAGTATCTGCCATTGACAGTTGCTTTCCTTCA